CCAAATTCGCAGATAAGTCGTTTTATTTTATAACGGTATGCGAAAAAATCGCCGCCAAAAATGAGATTAGGGCAGCGGCAAGGTTTGTTCTAATTTCGGTTTCATTCTAATGTAGAAAATCGCCTTACTTTTGGGGTGTTTTTAGGGTGTTTTTTGTGTACTTTAGTTCCGTTTTAGGGTGATATACTGTGATTACAGGTTATTTGACAGGAGGAAAAGTTAATGGATTTAGCACTACTGGAATTTAAAGAAGTTCCTAGTTTATACGCTAATGGAAAACTCATTTTTGATGGACACGACAAAAACAAAGCGTTAATTTCAATGCAAACAATTTGGCGATCCAACACTGACCGAGTAACTCCAAACGAGTACATCGTAAAATACTACGATATCGAAACCGAACAAACGGTAACATTAACTGGATCAACGGTATGAACGAACGAGCATTAGAATCATCGGACGTAAACTCTCGTCATTATATCGAAAGAGTTGCTTATCAAGACAAATTACATAAGCAGCACCGAGATACGACCAGAAGCGTCCTATTAGATAATAAAAATATTGATTACGCCAGCCACATGCCGTGGTTGCGAGAAGGGAGATAACATGCCACGTAAAGGACAACTCGTTAAAGAGCAATTGCTTTCAGATGACCGACGCCGATTGACTAAAGATGAATTTAAACGACGTCAGGAGAATCAAGACAAGTTGGACGTAGGCGCTGACAAGGTTATCGCTCCTCGGTGGTTGAACAGTGAAAAGAAGGATATCTTCTATACTATTCGAAACACTCTGAAAGAAACTGAATTAATTAAGAATACCGACGTTGATTTGCTGGTTATGTATGCCAATGTCTGGTATGACTACCAGTGGATAGCCAAACAGTTACAAGAGATTCTTGACCGTTTGGATAAGTTGGAAAAGTATTTGAAAAAATACGAAAAGTACGAAGGCGATGACGAAGAAATAATTGAGAACCTTCGCAAGTACAAAATGGAATCAAGTACTTCTACTGGTTCCATATTAAAACTTGGCAAGGAGAAACGTGACCTAGCCAATCAGGTAGTTAAAATAGGTAAAGAAATCGGATTATCGCCAACTGCTCGTGCTTCTCTTGCTATAACAATAGGAGGTGACAGCGATGAGCCAGAACAAGACGAGTTCGATGATTGATACGGTTGATCCATTAATCTCTGATTACAACACTATCGAAGAATGGTGGAGAGAGTATCAGAACGAGTTTCTTGGCTGGGCTTACCTGACAACTAAATCTCCGATGTTACTAACTACGGCTTATGCCGAATGGGTAGCGTCGGGTGATATACCGGCTTCCAAAGAGAATATTGGTGCTGCTAAACGTCATTTGAAAGATTTAGAACGTCAGGGCGATGATGACTTCCCTTGGATATTCGATGAAGAAAAAGCTTACCGACCAATCAGGTTTATCGAGAGTAAGGTTAAGCCAAGTAAAGGTAACTTCAAACAAATCACTATGCAACCCTTCCAGCACTTTATTATCGGTAGTGTGTTCGGTTGGGTTCATAAGGTTACTGGCATTCGTCGGTTTCGTGAAGCAGTAGTGTTCATGGGTCGAAAAAACGGTAAAACAACGCTGATGTCAGGACTTGCAGCATACATGACAGGGTTTGACCACGAGCAAGGAGCAGAAGTTTACGCTTTAGCAAACTCGAACAAACAGTCACGTATCTTGTATAAAGAAACCTACCAGATGATTAAAACGTCTCCTTACTTGTCAGCGAAGTTCCACCAGCGCCAGACGGATATTGAGTTCTCGAAAACGCATAGTACGTTTGAAGCCTTATCTGCTGAAAAGAACGCGAAAGATGGATTGAATACACACTTCGCGGTGTTCGATGAAATCCACGAATACAAGGACACAGCTTTGATTGATTTGATTAAGCGTTCGCGTGGACAACGTAGACAGCCACTGGTCATGTATATATCAACAGCTGGTTATGTTATAGATGGGCCGATGATGGATATGTACGACCGCGGTTCAGAAGTGTTGATGGACTACGACGAAAATCAAGATGAACGAACATTTTACTTCCTATCCAAACTTGATGACAAGGAAGAAATCAAAGATGTTAGAAAATGGATAAAAGCTAATCCAAACTTGCCGATGATGGAAGGTGTGTCACTGATAACTGATTTTCAGACAGATAGACGCAGCCCTAGTCAGTATATGGATTGGGTAACAAAACAATTTAACTTGTTCAGCGAGAGTGACAGTGCTTCGTATGTTTCAATACAAACTATAAAAGACAACGATGGTTACATTGATCCAGAAACACTTGTCGGACGAGAAGCAGTCGGCGGATATGATTTATCCGAAACAGAAGATTTCACGGCTGCTGCTCTCGAATTTCCATTAGATGATGGTAGAGTGTTCATACTACATCACACTTTCATACCTCGTGCTAGATATGAGCGAGAACAGGACACCAGACGCATAGACGAATGGGTAAAGTCCGGCGACGCCGAAGTAGCCGAGGGTGATTACATTAATTATGAACATGTTCTAAATTGGTTTATTAAGATGAGTGAGAAGTACAACATCACCCAGATTAATTACGATAAAGCGAAGGCTTTGTTTTTAAACAAGTCACTCGAGGACTACGGTTTCCCGACTGAAAAGGTTAGACAAGGGTTCATGACTTTGGGTGGGCCGACCCAGAATTTCAAGGAATTATTGCTGGACAAGAAGATTGTGTTCAATAATTCCAAGATATTCCGTTGGTATCTCTCAAACGTCGTACTTCGCAAGGATCGTAATGATAACTGGTTGGCGGAGCGTGCTTCTATCAATCGAAAGATAGATGGATTCGCCGCTGTACTAGACGCCCACGTTACCGTGGTTGATAAATTAATTATGAAGCAAGGTACAGCTAAGGTTGAATACAAATCATTCGCCAACGCTTACAACAAACGTAGGAGTGTATTTTAATGGGTTTACTTGACAAACTTAAAAATTTAATATCTCCTAGCAGTGACGTGACTACTAAATCTAAATCGACACCGTATTCTGGTGTTTCTGGGGCTGGGTTCGGTTTGTTTGCTGGAATAGCTTACAACGGTACGCCGTTAGAGAATAACGGTACTGTATTCAGTGTGATCAGTAGGCTTTCCAATTCAATGGCTGGATTACCAATTCAGTTAATGAAATCTGGTGAAAATCAGACGAGCAATGTTTCGCGAGTTATTGACAATCCGAACTTCAACATTACTGGATTCGAATTAATCAGTAAATTGGAAACAGACAGAAACACTTACGGCAATGGCTATGCTTTGATTCGAAGGGATAAATATCTCACACCAATCGAAATATGGCCAGTCAGTCCATTGCGTGTGTCGCCTAAGATTGATACTGAAACAGGGAAGCTGTTTTATGCCATATCTGGTGACCACGGCATGGTAATCGCCGATTCAGACGATGTGATTCATGTCAAACACGTTACAGGCGCTGCTAGGTATATCGGTATTAGTCCATTAGATGTTTTAAAGGGTACGCTTGGGTATGATGAAATCGTTACCAAGTATGCCGTTGATCAGATGACTAAAGTCGATAGCTTCAAAATTTCTTATCAAGCCAATGTTTCCGATGATAAGAAGCAAGCTGTTTATGATTCCATTGAGATGTTTATCGCCAATAACGGTGGTGGATTATTCGAAGAGCCGGGTGTCGAAATCAATGAGATTAAACGTGATGTTACAACTACGGCGGTTAAAGAAAATGATGAAATTACCAGAAAACGTATCGCCAACGTATTTAATTTCCCGTTATCGTTCGTTAATGATAGCAACGGTAGCAGCGCGTCTACCAATGAGCAAGATCAATTACGTTTCGTTACTGGTACGTTACTTCCTATAATCAAACAATATGAAGCTCAATTTAACAGAAAGCTTCTTAGTGAAAAAGAACGCACAGAAGGATTGTACTGGCACTTCAATGTCAATTCACTTCTACGTGCGGACGCAGCAACGCGTGGATTATTCTATACGCAAATGCGTCGAAACAGTGGTATTAGTGCTAATGAAATACGAGAACTCGAAGATATGCCACGAAGTAAACAAAATGGTGCAGATGACTTGAATATTTCCGGTGACTTGTACCCACTAGATTTACCAGTAGCAGAACGTAAAGCTGGAAGTACGGTAGGACGACCATCGTCTGATCCGAATTCCGGTAACGACGAGGAAGGAGGTAAAACAGATGACGAAAAAATCACAGACGAAGTATTGGAACATGTCGGCAAAAAATAATGTCGGAACGATTTACATTTACGGAGACATCGTGGGTGATAAGTGGTTTGATGAAGAAACCAGCGCGAACAGTTTTAAAGATGAACTGAACGAATTGGGCGATGTTTCAACCATTGATTTGCATATCAACTCTGGTGGTGGTTCAGTATTTGAAGGATTTGCCATTTACAACATGCTAAAGCAACACAGAGCTAAGGTTGATGTTCAAGTAGATGGTATCGCCGGTTCAATCGCCAGTGTTATTGCCATGGCCGGTGATACAATTTCAATGCCAAAAAATTCTTACTTGATGATTCACAACGCAAGCGGAATGGCTTTTGGAACTGCTGACGAAATGAAGAAACAAGCAGAAATTCTTGAAGGTTTGAGCGGAACGATTGCACAAGTTTATGTAGACCGTTCTAACGAAACTATCGATATTGACAAAGTCAAAGAGCTTATGAGTGCTGAAACGTGGTTGACCGCAGCAGAAGCACAAGATTTAGGACTTGTTGATGAAATTGTTGATGACCTACAAGCAGTAGCGAAGATTGACACAACGTTCTTGGACAAGGCTCCAGAACGAGTTAAAGAATTGATTAGTAACAACACGGAAACCACGGAAGCCATTGATGAAGCCAACATCGAAAAAGAACGCGAGTACGCACAAATGACAGCGCAACGCGCTAACAATATATTAGAGGAGACCTATTAATTATGGCTATGAATTTATACCAAAAGAAAGCGCAACGTGTTGAGTTGGCCAACCAAGCTAAAGACTTGTCTGACCGTTACCAAGACATGCTTGCCGACACAACTTCAACTGTTGAAACTCGTAAGGTTGTTAAAGACCAAATCACTGACATCAACGACCGTTTGGACGCCGTGAATGGCGAAATCAAGCGTGAAGAAACTGAAATCGCTGACCGCTTCAACAATGGTGGCAAAGGTTCAGAAGTCTTGACACCACAAAACAAGGCTATCGAAAACTACGCTAACATGATCCGTGACGTTTATAAGAATGGTAAGAGTGTTGGTATCGATACATTCAAGAACGAAACATCTGTTGGTGGTACTGGAGAAGCTTCTGGGACAGCATTCTTGCCAATTACGGTATCGAATGAATTGATTTCAGAACCAGAAACTCCAAATCCATTGCGTAATGACGCTACGTACTCAACATTAGTTAACCTACGTATTCCTCGTGCCGAAGTTGAATTTGGTGACGCATTCAATACTATCTTAGATGGTGAAGAAGCAAAAGAAGCTACATTGAAGGGTGATCAAATCACATTCGGCCGCTTCGAATCTAAGGTGCGTATCGGATTGACTGATACATTGCTTGCTGGATCAAACTTGGGATTGGTTCAATTCGCACAATCACAACTTGAAAACGCGGCTTCTGAATTAGAATTGGCTCGTGCATTTGCTCAAACACCAGCAACTGGTGAGGAACACATGTCATTGTATTCAGATACAAACGCAATCAAAAAGGTTGGGGGAGCAACTTTGTTCGACGCTATCAACATGTCACTTGCTGACTTGAAGGACGCTGATCGTAACGTTGCCAAGATTTATATGACACCTACTGACTTTGCTTCTATCAAGAAGGAATTGGCCAACGGTGCAGCAACATTATGGGGTGCTACTCCACAAGAAATCTTCGGTGTACCAGTTCAATTGACATCTTATGCCAAGACACCAGTTATCGGTAACTTCTCTAAGTACCAAGGTAACTATGATCCACAAGGTTCATTGATTGAGCAATACCGTAAGCCTGAAACAGGTGTTACTTACGCACAAATCACATTGTGGTATGACGCCCAATTGAAGCGTGCTTCTGCATTACGTTTGGCTGTTGTAAACCCGTAACACCGGCTCCTACGCCTAAACCAGTCACTGGCGTAGCCACAAACCCAGAATCAGTTTCTGGTAAGGTCGGTGATACAGTTAAGTTGAATACCATCATCACGCCTAGCGACGCTGACGACAAAGCGTTGACTATCTCGTTCGATGATACTGCTGTGGCTTCTGCTACAACTACTTCTAAC